AGGAACGGTAGACAACATTCTCAGAGTCGCCTTTGTATTTGCTTCGATGTTTTGGGGTAAACCACCCTTTATATGACATAAATAATCTCCATATGTATGATAAATATATCTAGTTAACCTATAGGACAATAAATGGCAGGACTATTAAGCTTCCTCTCAGACATTAAAGTGAGACCACCAGAAATTGCTGGACCATTAGCTCAGTTATTGCAGAGTCAGTACGAGCTTAAAAATTTGAAATATCCGTCAGATTTGGGTGCAAATGATAAAGGTCATTATTTGGTAATAAACATTAATGTACAAAAATCAACTCAATTTAAAAGTGATATCAATGTTGGTGCGGCCGCAAGAAGATTTGATACCGGACCAGGCAGTGCAGGTGTTAATAGTCTTTTAGGTACAGTATCAAATGCCGCAGATAAAGTTAAAGAACTAGGATCATCATTTTTTGGATTTATTGGAGGTGAACTTAATAAGCTTGGTGTACCAACAGATACAAGTGGTACCGTTGTCGGTACAACTACGAGTGCTATTGGTTCATCAATAACTGGTATAATAAAAAATATAGGTGATGGTGTTAGAGCAACATCACAGATAAGCACAGTTATATATCTGTATATGCCAGATACACTAAATTTTGACCAAAATCAAAAATATGATAATCCATCACTAGCTGGTCTTGCAAGTGGTATTGCTTCAGCAGGACAATCTGTTGCTGATGTAATGACTTCAGGTGGTTCTACTGATGAGAAGATAAGCAAAGGCGTTTCAAATCTTACACCATTTGCGGCAAAGGCATTTCTAAGTACCTTTGGTGGAAAAATGGGAGATGTTTTATTTACAGCGGGAACAGGATTAGTTCAGAATCCATTGATGGAAGTTTTATATACACAACCAGAATTCAGAACATTTAGATTTGATTTTATGTTTTATCCAAGAACAGAAGCCGAATCTAAAGAAGTTCAAAAGATAATTAGTGAGTTAAGATTTCATCAAGCGCCTGAGGGATTAGCTTCTTCGAATGGTTTCTTCTTAGTGCCTCCTTCGGAGTTTAATATTTCTTTTTACTACAATGGCCGAGAAAATCCAAATATTCCAAAAATAGGAATTTGTGTTTTACAACAATTGAATATCAACTATGCACCTAGTGGTTTTTCTGCATATGAAGTTCCTGGACAATCAGCAACATTAGGTGGTACAGGTATGCCAGTTGCAATTCAAATCAGTATGCAGTTTATGGAAACAGAAATCAAAACAAAATCATCTTTCAATGAAGAAGACAAAATGAATGGTTTGCCACACAGGTCTAGCTCGATTGAACTTAGAACTCAAGCAGAAATTCAAGCTAGTGCAGATTTGAATACCATGGGTAAAGAACCTCAATAACTATGTCAAACTATTTTAATTTTTTCCCTAAAGTTTTATACACATCAGATTCTAAAACAGCTGAAGTTGTTAAAAATGTGACAGCAAGATTTAATTTTGAAGAAAAATTCAAAAATAACACCGCTGTTTGCTACGAATACGATATACAAGATAGTGATACACCCGAAATTATTGCTGCAAAAATGTATAATGATCCAGAAAAACATTGGATTGTTTTATTGTTTAATGACATTTTTGATCCACAATTTGATTGGCCAATGGATTATAGAACACTTATTAGTTTTATGAATGAAAAATTTAAAGAAGAAGCAAACACAAATCAATCTGGTTTAAGTTGGGCACAATCAAATGTACGCTCATATTATAAAGTTGAAACAAAAACTACATTAAGCACAAATACGATTGTTGTTAATAAATTTGAAGTTGATTCAAACACATATTCAACAATTACAACAACAAGTAATGATGTGTTATTGGCAAGTAACAACACAATTAGAATTGAAATTTCAAAACAAACACAATCACATTATGATTATGAATTGGAATTAAATGAATCAAAAAGAAGAATAAAATTGTTAAAACCGGAGTTTGTTAATTCTGTTGAAGAAGAATTTAGAAGAGTAATTAGATAATGAATATTGACATTAAACAGTCAACGCAATTTAGAATAAAAAAATTAGCTTTAAATTCAAAAGCTGGTCCTTTTGACATTTCTACTATTTTTGAAGAATTAAATATATTTGATAGTATTCTAACACCTTGCATGTCTGGTACTATTGTTATATTAGATTCGATTGGTTTATCAAGAAAACTTGTATTAGATGGTAGTGAATATTTGGATGTTAGTATTTCCAAAGATAAAGAACCTTCAGATAACAGTCAAACAAATATAACAAGAACATTTAGAATTTTTAAACAAACAAATAGAATAAGTGTAAATCAAACAACTGAAAAATATGTTTTGCATTTTGTTTCTGAGGAAATGATTTATTCCGAACAACAAAAAATTGCTCAAGCTTATACTGGAAACTACTCTGATATCGCATCTTCGGTAATCAATAATTATTTAAAAATTCCAAAAAAGAAAATAGCAATTGTTGAAAAAACAAAAGGCATACACAGTTCTATTGTTCCTTTATTATCACCTATTGATACAATGAATTGGTTGGCAAAAAGGTCTGTTAGTGAAAATAATTTAGCAGACTTTTTATTCTTTGAAAATATAAACGGATTTAATTTTGTATCATTAACTAAATTATTTGGTATAGAACCTCTTATTACAATAAATTTTTCACCAAAAAATATTTCTGACAGTCTTGGTAAAGAGTTTTTTGGAGTGAGAGATTACAATATAAGTACATCTTTTGATGTTTTAGAAAACACAAGAAATGGTTTTTATTCAAATAGATTTATTGGTTTTGATATTCTTACACGAACATTGGTTGAGTCTGATTTGGGTATAAAGAATCATTATAAAGGTAAACATTTAAACGATAGCCCTAACGCATACTCTTCTATGAATAGAGATGGAAAAGATCCAGGATTGATGCCCTTTTCAAAGGTGAGTTTGTATCCATTTCAATTGTATAGAAATTATCAACAATATGTGAAATCAAATGATACTAGTAAATCTTTGATGATTGATGATACACACAAATATGTACCACAAAGAAAAGCTATTTTGTATAATCTATTACAGAAAAAAATGACCATTACAATGCCTGGTAATTTTTCATTGAGTTCAGGATTTATTTTAAATGTTGATGCACATCCATTTTCAGTTAAAACCGGCGAAGTTAAGGATGAGTCTATTTCTGGCAAATATTTAATTATTGCAACAAGGCATATTATTGGTCCAAAAAAACATGAAACTTTTTGCGAATTAGCTTCTGACTCGACAAATAATGGAGTTATTTCATCAAAAGATCCTACATTAGAACAATCTAAATACAGATAATGGAAAATACAAATTTTGCCGGAAAAGACGGATTCATCTGGTGGGTTGGCGCAATTGAAGACAGAGCCGATCCATTAGGAATAGGAAGATGCCAAGTGAGAATATTTGGTTGGCACAGTTCAGATAAATTAAAAGTACCCAAAGCAAATTTGCCATGGGCACACCCAATGTATCCACTTAATTCAACAAGAATGTTTTCTGCACCACAAGTGGGTGAATGGGTTGTTGGTTTCTTTTTAGATGGCGAAAATGCACAACAACCTGTAATGATGGGTATGATACCAGGAATGAAAGTGACATGAGCAAACAATTACAAGATTTACATACACTAACAGCAAAAGCAACTATAGCACATAAACAATATCTTGCTGGTATGATAACAAAAGAAGAATTTACAAAAAAAATAGATGACCTTGATTGCCATTGTCATAGTGATATTGTGTTGGATAAAGAACACGCTGAACTTGATTGTTGTTATAGAGAATCTTTAGACGGCATTTTAAGACTATATCATCTGGAGAAAAATAAATGATTCCACAACCAGCATTAAGCACAGGCAATAATATATCACCATCAACAAAGGCTGATGGTCCTATTATTGGTGGTCCAAGTTATCCATCAACACCTGCAGCTAGGGGTGATGTTTCTGGTAGTATTGCAACAACAAATAAAAATTTAGTACACTCTTGCGATTTTGTAAACGATTTGGTAAAATCCATTGGATTAAAAAAATTCTTAAAAGCGATTGCAAAATGGATTAGAGAAGGTATTAGAAAGATACAACAACTCATGGGTTTTACTGATGCGTCTGGTTCTTTTTCTCAAGTTATTAATAGATTAAAAGCAGCAGCGCAAGAAATTAGGACTTTTATTAAACTGTATATTGAACCAATTATTGAATTTCAAAAATATGTTTTAGCGGTATTAGTTAAAATTAGAGCAATTATACAATGGATTTTAAGTTTACCAGCAAAATTACTTAGATTGTTACAAGAATGTTTGACAAAATTGTTAAAAAGTATAGTGAGTGCTTTTGTTGATGCATGGGCAGAATCTTCGGCCGAAGTTCCATTTGCTGATGCTGGAAAAGACTATACAGAATTAACAGATGCAATAAAAGATACAGTTAAAGCTACAGAAGAGTTATTAAAATCATCAACGACAGTTGTTGCGTTATCAGTTGGAATTGCAGCTTCTGCTACAATAGGATTAATAACACCGGTTAGTGAATCGGATATTACAGCTGCAAATGCGACAATTACTGCATACTCAGGTACAATTCCGGCTGCATTAGAAGTTCCTGCTGATCCAGACTTTTTGAAGAAATCTACCCCTTAGGAAATATTATGGCGACAAATAGTGATTACGATAAGGCATATGCAACAATAACCGCAGCGTTAGCATCGAACCCGTCAACGGTTTTATTTACTGAGCCAGCTTCACCTGCGGATCCAGACCATCCACCATTATATCCACATAATCAAATATTTGATAGTGAGTCTGGACATTCTCTTCAACTTGATGATACTCCTGGTAGGGAAAGAGTTCGTTTACAACACGGCAAATCTAAGAATTTTATTGAGATGCATCCAAACGGAGACCAAGTTGTAAAAGTATTTGGTGAAAATTTTGATATCACAATAGGCAAAAAGAATGTTTATGTTTCTGGCGCTTGTAATATTATAGTTAAGGGTAACTGTAGTATGCAAGTTGATGGTGATTTTAATCAAGAAGTTAATGGTGATTATAATCTTGCAGTTAAAGGTAAGATGAATGTAAGAGGTGTCAAAGACATTTCAATTCAAGGAGATAGTGATGTTGAAATTGGTGCAAATGAAAAGTTTGGCGGTTCATTAAGATTTTCGTCTGGACAAAGTTTTGACTTAGTTTCGGATTTGTATGTTAGCGGCTCTATCAACTGTGATTCACTCACCGCAGAATCTAGAGTTAATGCAGGTATGGGTGTGTATGCAGGACCTTATGGATTCACATCATCACTTGGTGGTTTAAGTTTAGGAATACCAACACCACTTACGCCAGTTGCAACACCTGGATGCATCAACATTATTGGTTCAATGACAGCATTAGGTTCTGTTACTGCACCGACTGGTAACTTTTTGAAGACTAATATTGGATACGCAAGTATAGGAATATCTTCTGCGATTTTAATGACTGATTACATTAACACATTCATGTACGATATACATTTTCATCCGACACCAAAAGGTCCGTCTGGTTTTCCAATTCCATCAATGATTTAAGGATATATTATGGCTACATTATTTCAAAAATTAGGATACAATTATAGTGACCCACATGGAGACATATCTGAATTTTCTGCAAACACAAAAGCACATTTAGATGCTATTCCATCATTAATTGAAGATTGGCAAACACAAGATATTTCAGATAGCAATGTTAGTGGATACAATCAAAATCCTTTAGGTACAATATCAACCACTATTGCTGTAACTGCAAACTTAATCATGAATCTAAAAAGCACTATTGAAATTTATGATAATGTTGGTGTGGATTCTACAATGGCAAATGTTGCAAATGCAGCTAATAATTTGATTTCAACAATGACTGCCTTTAAAGACCATACAGATAGAGTTTCTGGTGTGACTTCATATGCCGATTTTATTACAGAAGCTGGTTCTACTATTGCAACTACAAAACCATTTAAAGATACAGTTAAGGGTTATGCACGAAGTTTAATGTATATTATTTACCAAACTGACGGTATTAGTAATACAGCAATTATGAATGGTTCTCTGACCAGTTTGTTTACTGGACCAGAAGCCAATACATATTCTAACACCTTGACAACATATAAAACTACAGTAAATTCAAGTATCTATTTTTCAAGTCCAAATATCAAGTCTACATTGACCGCAACGCAAGCAAATACAATCAATACTGGAATCAATGCAATGATTACATTTTTTGATACTAGAAGAACACACGATGAGACATTTTTTACTAATATGAAAACCATGGTAAATGATTACAAAACAGTAAGACAGTTCTCAGATATGGGTGAATCTGAAACAACTTTAGTTAATGATTACACAGGAACAAGCAAGCTTTTGACCAGGCTTAACTCATAAATAGAAGATGGCAACCGTAACCACAAACATAGTCGCAGGTTATAGTGATTTGGACTTAAATTTCACTATACATCCTGTCAAAAAAGATATCAATCGCTATACAAATGAGACAGCGATTGTAAATTCTATTAAGAATCTTATTTTGACAAATCACTATGAAAGACCTTTTCGACCAGATATTGGCAGTAATGTTCGTAGACTTTTGTTTGAAAATATGGACACCATTACTGCAACAACATTGGAAAAAGAAATTGCACAGACTATTAAAAATTATGAACCAAGAGCGAACATATCTAGATTGAATGTTTCTCCAGACTATGATAATAATGGATTTAATGTCTATATGGAATTTTATGTTATCAATAGAACAAATCCAATAACAATTAATTTCTTCCTAGAACGGATTAGATAAAGATGGCCAACGCTCGTTTACAAATTTCAGACCTTGATTTTGACCAAATCAAACAAAATCTAAAAAGTTATTTACAACAACAAAACACATTTCAAGACTATGATTTTGAAGGCTCAGGCCTTTCTATTTTGTTGGATATTCTTGCCTATAATACTCACTACAATTCATATTACTTGAATATGATTGCTAATGAGTCATTTTTAGATACTGCCATTTTAAGAGACTCTGTTGTTTCACATGCAAAGACTTTAGGTTACACTCCATATTCAACTACAGCTGCAATGGCAACAATTAATGTTACTGTTGAAAGTGGTAACACAACTCCAAGTATAATTACTCTAGCTAGAGGATTTTCTTTTAGTTCTGATTTGATAGAACAAACTTCATACAATTTTACTTTGTTGGACGATGCAGTTGCAACAAAATCTGGAACAGCTTTCTTTTTTGAAAATTTGCAAATATATGAAGGTTCATTAAACACATATGAATTTACATATAATCAAAATTCAAATCCAAAATCTACATTTATTTTGCCAAGTAGTAACATTGATACAAGCACAATTAAAGTTACAGTATCACCAACTGCAGGCAATACATTTACTGAAGTTTATAATTTAGCGACAGAAATTTTGGATGTTACTGTTGATTCTTCTGTCTTTTTTTTACAAGAAGATAAAAATGGAAATTATAAAATTTATTTTGGTGATGGGGCTATAGGAAAAGCATTAGAAGATGGCGCAGTAATTACTGTTAGTTATTTGATTTCAAATGGAGAGGCTGGAAATAAAGCGTCAGATTTTGTTCCTAATGCGACAATCAATGGACTTAGTCAAATTACAATCACTACAACTAATGCTGCGGCAGGTGGTTCTAGTAGAGAATCTATTGATGAGATTAAATTTAGTGCCGCATCACAGTTCTCTTCACAAAACAGATTGGTAACATTTAAAGATTATGAATCTTATATAAAGAAGAACTATCCAAATGTTGATTCACTATCCGTATGGGGTGGTGAAGATGAAACTCCACCATCATATGGTAAAGTTTATATCGCATTAAAACCAAAAACAAATTACTTTATTTCAGAAACAGAAAAACAAAGAATCATTGACGAAATTATTAAACCAAAAGCGATTGTTGCCGTAAGTTCAGAAATTAGAGATGCACAATTTTTGTATCTATTGGTTAAAAATACAGTTAAGTATGATAAAACTAAAACTGTTAGTTCCGTTAATGCAATTACAACTGCAATTAGAACTGCAATCATCAACTATTCAAATACTAATTTAAATAAATTCAATTCGACTTTTATTCTTTCTAAATTACAAGAAACAATTGATGGTGTTGATACTAACACAATTGTTGGTTCAGAAACACTTTTAAGATTAGAAAAACGATTTGCGTTACAATTAGGCCAATCAACAACCTATGAAATTGATTATAACGCATTGTTGCGTAGAGGCACTTCAACCAATAAGTTAACAAGTTCTCAATTTACTGTATTTGATACAGTTGGTGTTTTAAGAACAGCACAGATTGAAGAGACACCGGAATCATTTACTGGTGTTTCTGAAATTCAAGTAACAAACGCAGGTATAGGATACACATCTGAACCAACAGTCACTATTACTGGTGATGGTGTCGGTGCGGTTGCAACTGCTGTTCTCACTAATGGCAAGATAACAAACATTGTAGTATCTAAAAGAGGTATTAATTATACCAGAGCATTAGTATCAATCTCAGGCGGTAGTGGTTATGGTGCATCTGCAATTGCAATTCTTGATGGTAGATTTGGTACACTCAGAACATTTTACTATGATGAAAATGCAGAAAAAAAGATTATCAACGCAGAAGCTGGAACAATCAACTACACATCTGGTCTAATCACATTGAATGATTTAAATGTAAATTCAATTTCAACACCAGACAACTTGATGAGAATCGATGTTGAATCTGAAAGAGGTATTATTACTTCTTCAAAAGATACCATCATTACAATTGATGTGGATGATCCGGCTTCCATAACTACTGAATTATCTGAAGTGTAATGACTGACAATAAAGTATCGCTGTTAATCAACAAACAAGTTCCTGAATTCGTTCGGGAAGAGTATCCTGTTTTCATTTCATTCTTAGAAGCGTATTATGAGTTCTTGGAAAACAAACAAGGTACTCAAAAAAATGATTTAACTACCAAATCAAAAGAATTAAAATACATTTCTGATGTTGATGATTCTATTGAAGAATTTGAACAACAGTTTTTAAATTCATATGCTACATTTTTACCAAAAGATACAACAATAGACAAAGCGCTATTGATTAAAAATGTATTGCCCCTTTATCTATCAAAAGGTTCTGAGAAGTCATTCAAGTTACTATTCAGAATGTTGTTTGGTGGTGAACTTGAAATTAATTATCCAAAAAACAATGTTCTCAGAGCATCTGATGGTAGATGGGAAGTTGAAAACGCAGTAAAAGTATCAACTGAAATTTACTCAAACTATACTGGCAATGGAACAAATAAAACTTT